GTTTGCCAGTCGCTCGTTAGTTTTATGTGAGTAATAAAATCCCCATTTCCCTATAATGAAACCAAAGAAGACCCCAAAGAGAGGCAAGGGCCGCCCGCGAAATCCTGTGACGGATCGGATTGCCAGTGAGCTTGCTGTAACGAAACGGCAGGCGCGCAATCTTGCCGCCGAGTCCGAGACCACCGGCCTGCCCGTGGAGGACATGAAGGCCGCGAGGCTCAGGAAGCTGAAGCTCGAGGGCGACCGGATCGAGTATTTGCTGGAGGTCACAAAAGGAAAGCACATTGCAAAAGAGAAGGTGGAGGAAGAAATGATCGGCCTCGGCATGGCCGTGAAGGCTCAACTCTTCTCATGGGTGGGCGCATTGCCTGGGCGACTCGAAGGACTATCGGCGGCTCAGATGGTGCCGATCCTCGAAGATGAAATAAACCGGATTCTCAAAACGCTTTCCGACGAATGATCGCAGAATTCTTCAAGCTCGGGGTGAACCCCGGCGAGCGGCTCAGTCCGGTGCAGTGGATGTCTCGGCATGTCGTCGTTCCGCACTCGGCGCGAAATACGCAATTCGATTCCACGACAGCGCAGTGGATGAACGAGCCAATCGAAGAGATCGCCAAAGACACGAACGACGAGATCCTTATCTGCGCACCTGTCGGCAGTGGGAAGACCACGCTTTTCGAGTCTCTGCTGGCATGGATCATCTCGGAGAACCCCGGCCCGACATTGGTGACCGGGCAGACTGACAAGACGGCCAAGCAGTGGGCCGAGTCGCGCCTCGGGCCGATGCTCGAAGCGATACCCTCGGTCGCCAAGCTCTTTCCAAAAGACCGGCACCAGAAGCGCAAAACCGAAATCCTCTTCCCCCACATGCCGCTCTTCATCGGAGGCGCAAACCTCACGAGCCTTCAGGAGAAATCCATTCGGTGGGCGATAGCCGATGAGGTCTGGCGTTGGAAACGCGGCATGCTCGAGGAATTCCGCCGGCGAACTCACGACCGATGGAACGCCCGCCGCATCCTAGTCTCGCAAGGAGGCGAGGAGGGCGACGATTTCCATGACGCAGAAGACCTGTGCGAAAAGCGCGAATTCTCCTGGCAGTGCTTATGCGGCGAAGTGCATCCGTGGGATTTCAAGAACATCGCCTTCGACCGCGAGACCGACGCCAATGGGGCCATGCTCTGGGACCGCGTGGCCAAGAGCGCCCGGCTCGTCTGCCCCACATGCTCGCACGAATTCATGGACGATCCCCGCATCCGCCGCGCCTTGTCATCCGGCTCGCGCTACATCGTGAAGTCGCACGGCGCGCCAGGGCGGATCGCATTTCACTACGATGCCGCTGCCGTCTGGTGGATTCCGTGGGGATCGCTGGCGGTGGAGTGGGTCAAAGCCGATCTCGACCGTAAGGCCGGAGACACCGAGGCCATGAAACAATTCGTGCAAAAGCGCAACGCCCGCCGCTGGACCGTGCAAGGCACCGGAGCCACCAGCGCCGAGGTGCTCGCCTGTCGCAAAGACTACCTTCGCGGAGCCTGCCCCATCGAGCCGGTGGCTATCACGCTCTCGGCGGATGTTGGCCAAGACACATCGCACTGGACCACGATGGCCTTTGCAGAAAATGGCGACGCCTATGTCATCGACTACGGCACCGTCACCGGCATCGACGACATGCTCGAGGTCGCGCAGTCGCAGAAATACAAGACCGCCGAAGGCCGGGAGGTCACGCCTATCGGCGGCCTGCTCGACTCAGGCTTCAACGCCAACGCCGTCTACCGCGCTTGCTATCTCTCGGCGAATTTCTTTTTCCCCGCCAAAGGATCAGGCGCAAACTTCGGCAGCATCTCCGAGAGCGTGCTGAAGGAATATCCCACCATGCCGCTCTACACGGTCAACGAATTCGCGTCGAAGGTCTCGCTCTTCATCGACCGCATCGCCAAGCGGAAATCCCCATTTCTATTTTTCCCGAAAGACGCAGGCGAAGAATTCCTGTCCGCCTTCATGGGTCAAAAAATCATCGTCAGCAAAAAAGGCCGCAAAGAATGGCGATCGGTGGCAGGTGACCACTTCGCCGACTCGGTTCGCCTTAACTACGCCTGCGCTCAACAACTGCGCAAAGCCGGAGCCATCGAATTCAAATGAAAAAATCCCAACTCTGGAAAATCTATGTGGCAAAAAATCCCAGCTTCGCGGGAGACGGCAATGTCACGATGAGCGCGCGCGGCCTGCGAAAGCTCTTCGACCAAACATGGGACTTCGCCTTTCACGAAGGCGAAGAGGAGAACGAATACGCGCCGGTCACCGACTCAAAAGGCGTGGACGACCTGATGAAAATTTTCGGCATGTCCTGATCATTTCGGTGCGTTCACCGATATGATCCCCGAACTTTTCCCCGAACTTTTCTCCGAACCTTTTACCTGAACCGCCCGCCGAGATAGGTTTTAAGCGGCTCCGCAAGCCTCCAAAATTATTTTCATTTTCTTGAAAAAAAGTTGTTGACGAGAAATCAAGAGGGTGTATTTTGTCCATAGATCGAAGCCACCACGGCAGAGACGAAAACCAAAAACCAAAACGAAAAAATGAAACTTACAGCCTACAAATTCACCGCACTCCAAACACCAACTTGGAGGACTAACTTGACGGTTGCCCTCATCGCAAAAGGTTTTGCCGCATGGGAAGAATCCGATGCCCTCTACACGGATGCGACTCTTGACGAAATCAACTGGATCACTGGCGCAAAAAACCACTTCGCCGCCTAACCCCACCCGGCGCGGGTTCGATCCCCGCGCCACCAACCAATCCAACAAAATGAAAATCCAAAAACCCACCCGCTACAAACTCCGCCAGCAAGACATCGACCCGGACCCCGATGGTTACATTCTAAACCTGCCAGCAGGGTATCAGTTTAGATACGACCCAGGATGCCATGTTCGCGGCTTCGATACGATGAAGGAACTCCGCGATGAAGCTCGCACCGCCGTGATCACTTGCTCTTGCAAAAACTGCCTCGCCTAACAACCCAACCAAAACAAAAATGAAAACCAACGACCGAAGCCTCTACAATTCGCTGGCCTGCCTTGTGATCCTCGGCAAAGAACTGAAAAGCACGCTTGAAGACTTAGCCCTTGCCCTCCAAAAATCCGAACAAATCCTCATCGCCCACAACCTCAAATCCACCCGCTTAAAAAAATGAAAATCCAACTCGACCAATTAACTAATGCACTCGCAGCCGCTATCCGCGACATTGCCGAAAACGGCGTTGCCAAACCCCACAACCCCGCGATCCTCATGGATGGCGACAGCGGTCGCATCACCTACGGATCAGCACTCACTAACATCTATCCAGAGGATCGAATCCTTCTCGACCTCGAGGAGGGGGTCGGAGGCTATGAATGCACAGACGCCAATGACATCGACGCCGTGGCCGCTCAATGGGCCGCCGAAATAATCAACGATCTCCAGAGGGACATAGAATGAAAAAACCCACCACCCACGGCGGCCCGCGCAAAGGATCGGGCCGCCCCAAAGGAGCGAAATCAAAAAACGCCAAAGGCCGGACAGCCGTCACGCGCAGCGTCTCCATGCAGCCCGAATCATGGGCAAAGCTCGACCGCGCCCGAGGCGATCAGTCGCGCGGGAAATATATCGAGTCCCGCCTTTGACTCCTCCGCCTCCACGCAGGCAGGCGGACACACGACCGGAGCGACATGCACGGTGGGATGGGCGGTCATTCATGGCCCGAGACTCCCGAAAGCCCACGCTTGAAAAGGAAGCGCGCACCGTCCCTGCGATCTCCCCCTCCGTGCTCTCCGTGTCCTTTGACTCGCTCGCTCCCGCGAGTCTCGCCCTTCGGGCCAACCTTCGGTTGCTCTACCTCCCGCCTGCCACGGCGCTCGGTTGTGGTTAAACCGCTGAATCTTTGACACGCCCGCCGAGGCGTGACCGACCTCGACAAAATCAGCGGCGTAAAATCCTACCTCCGCCGCACCAAGACCACCGCTGAACTTCAGGCACTCGCCGACGCGGCTTTTCTCTCCGCGTCCGAGGAAGTCACGATTACATCCATCTCTGGCGACGGCACCGCATCTAGCGGACAGGTCTCGTTTCCAAAATGGCTTCTCCTCCAAGCCCTCGAAGAAATCCTCTCCGAAGGCCCGAACGGACGCCAACTTTTCAACATCGCCGACCGCTCCCGCTACGGGACCGCCGTTTGACACGCCCGCCTCGGCGTGTCCGCGAAAATCAAAAAATCAAGTTGGGGTGGAACCCGCCCCGGAGCAGGCCGCCCCCGCAAGCTCGACGCCAAAGCCGCCGCGTTCGAGGCCGCCCAGCCCTCTTTAAATCGCGGCCTCATATGGGTTCCGACGACCGACCCGAAGCGCGAACTCACCGCGCACAGCCGACTTGAAATCCTCAAGGTCTCGCGCTGGCTCTACAACAACGCACCGCAGGCCACCTACATTGTCGAACACCTCGCCCAGCGCGCCATCGGCACCGGCATCGTTGTTCAGCCAAAGACCAGCAACACCGAATGGAACAAAAAGGTTGATCAGTATTTCGAAGACAGAAATTGCGCCGAGGCGTGGGCATTCGACGCCGGCGCACAGGTAAATTTTTATACCGCGCAATCGCTCATCCTCCGCCAGGTCGCCATCGACGGCGATTTCTTCGCGCAATTTTTGAAAACCAAAGAAGGCGCGGCCCGCGTCCGTTTCCTCGGCGGCGAGTCCATCGGCGGTGCCGGATCCTTCGCGAGCGACTCGCACGACGGCGTCATCCTCGACCGCTACGGCGCGCCCGTAGCCTACACGCTGAACAGCGAGAACGGCCTCCGCGTCCCTGCCGAAGACATCCTCCACTTCCGCCACATCCGCCGCCAAGGCCAACCCCGTGGCGTCTCGTGGTTTCACTCCGCCGCCGCCAACCTCCGCGACATCTCCGAAATCAACGGATTCGTTAAGGGCGCGTATAAGGCCGGCGCTCAGATCGGCTACATGGTCACGAGCACCGAAGTCGCCAAAATCGGCTTGGGCGCTGGAATGAAAACCACCAGCAACGAAGTCGGCGACCTCACCACCAGCGACCTCCCGAACGGCATCCTCCTCCCACGCCTCAAGCCCGGCGAAAAGCTCGAAGCCTTCAAAAACGACATTCCCGGCCAGACCTATGAAGCCGTAATGCGCGCCCTTCGATCCGATGTTGCCTTCGCCATCGGCCTCCCGCCCGAAGCCATGATGGTCAATGTCGGCCTCGCAGGCACCGAGCAACGCGCCGTTTTGGAAGTCACGCAGAATTTCCTCGAGCGCCTGCAACAGCAGGTCATCGATCAGTTTTGCAGGCCGTTTTACAAATACTGGTTGTGGCACGAGATGCAGGCCGGTCGCCTCGAATACCCCGGCGATGATTGGTGGCGCCACGAATGGCTCGCCCCGCGCAAGATCACGGTTGATTCCGGCCGCGACGCCCGCGCTTACAGCGAGCAACTGGACAAAGGCCACCTCTCCCCGACCCGCTACTACAACATGCTCGGCCTCCGCGCCACCGAGGAAGAGGACGATGTCATCGACACCTACCTCCGCCGCAAAGCCAAGTGCGACGCCCTCGGCCTCGATGTTTCGCAGGTCTTCCCGAACTCCCTCCGCAACGGCATCGCCGCCCAACAACCCGCCGAGCCAGATGGGGACGAGGACGCGGAAGCCGCGCCTTCCATCGTTGACCTCCAAGCCAAAGAAAAACTCGACGCCATTGGCGTTGCCGTCCGCGCTGGCGTTTTGACGCCCGAGCAATCTCTTGAGCAGTCAGTTCGCCAATCTTTGGCTCTGCCCGAAATGGGATCGGATGTCCTGTCTGAATGGCGCGACAACCCGATCCGCTCACCGATCACTCTCAGCAGCGAACTCGCGGGCGGAGACCCCGTCACTAAACCCACTCCCGAAGACAACCCAACCGAACCATGACCACACCCACCCCAAAATTCTATGCACTGGAAAAATCCGACAACGGCGAGGCAACGATCCATCTCTATGATGAGGTCGGTGCTTTCGGCTCAGGCTCTAAAGAATTCCTCGCCGACCTCGGCAAGCTCGAAGGCCAACACATCCACCTCCGGATTAACTCCCCTGGCGGAAGTGTTGTCGAAGGCACGGCAATCTACAACGCCCTCCGTCGTCACAAAGGCGGCCTGACCGTTCACATCGACGCGCTCGCCGCTTCGATGGCCTCGGTCATCGCCATGGCCGGCGCTCCCGTCTACATCGCCGACAACGCCCTGCTCATGATCCACAATCCGTGGACCGTCAGCATGGGAGACAGCGACCAGCTCCGCCGCGAAGCCGCTCTCCTCGACAAACTCAAAGACTCCCTCCGCAACGCTTATGTCCGCAAGACCGGCATGGAGGCTGACCGTATCGCCCAAATGATGGACGAAGAAACCTGGCTGGACGCTGTCGAAGCCGTGGCCCTCGGATTCGCCGACGCCATCGAGGAAGGCGTCGCCGCCGCAGCCACCGCGACACCCGCCCAACTCCGCGCCCGATTTGACAAGTTCGCGCAGGGCATGACCCAGCAGCCTGAAACCCAAGAGCCCACCGCTCCCGAAGTCCTCGACACCGTCGTCAGCGAATCCGCTGATTCGTCCACTCCGTCTGATTCGTCCGATTCCACGGAGCCAGCCGCCGTTCCGTCCGATTCCGTCGAGCCAACACCCGAGCCAGAGCAACCCGCTCCCGCCGAACCACAAGCTCGCGCCACCGCCGTTGACTCCATCCTTGAGAAATTCAATGCAGCGATCGCCGAGCGCGACGCAATGCGCGCTGAACTCTCCAGCGTTCGCGTCCAATTCGACCTCGTAAAAAGCGAGCTCGCCACCAAGTGCGAAGACCTCGACCGCCTCGAGCGCAGCCTCGGTCTCTCACCCGCCCGCGTCGTTCCCGCCGTCGACCAAGTGCAAGACTCCGGATCCATTTACGACCAGTGGAAAAACTCCACCGGAGCCGACAAGACCCGGATTTTCCGCGCCAACCGCAAAGCCCTCGAAGCCCACTCGAGACTCCATGGCGTTTGACACCCAACTAATCACCGAACCCAACCACCACCTAATCCAAACCACCCACTAATATGGCCACCACCATCAGCTCCGAACTCAAACTGAATGTCGTCCTCGACAGCGCCCTCATCGCGCTCCGCGAGGCACTTCTCCCGATCAACTCCTTCTCGACCGTGTTCAACTCGGTCCCACTGCAAGGCACCGACAAAATCAGTGTTCCGTTTTTCCCTCTCGCTACTGACGCGACGAGCGACTTCAACGGCACTTACGCATTCGGCGACACGAACGCGATCAACTCCCGCGAGATCACGGTCAACAAGCGCAAGTATCAAGCCTTGAGCTTCACCAGCTCGGAACTCGCCCGCCAGCCTTATTTCAACCCCGAGCAACTCGGATTCTTGAAGGGCCGCAAACTCGCCGAGGACATCCTCCGCGACATCCTCTCGATCGTCACCCTCGCCAACTACGGCGCGGCGATCCACACCGGCGCGGCCTCCGCGTTCGACAGCGAGGACATGGTCAACATCAAGACCGCGCTCGACCAAGCCAAATGGAGCAAGTCCAGCCGCGTGATGATCCTCGATAACTCCTACGAAGGCGCGCTCCTCAAGGACGCTGGCATCAAGAACGCCGCCGCAGTCGGCAGCGCCACCGCGATCCAAAACGGACGCCTGCCACAGATCGCTGGCTTCGATGTTATCGGAACCAACTTGATCCCCGGCAACAGCCAGAACCTCGTCGGCATGGTCGCACTCCCCGAGTCGATCTTGGTCGCCTTCTCGCCGATCCAGCCATCACCTGGCGTGTTGAACCACCTCACCAGCTACGAGACAGCCGTTGATCCCGAGACCGGCCTCACCATCGAATACCGCGCATGGGCTGACCCTGACACCGACACCGAAAAACAAGTCCTCGAGGTCAACTACGGCTACGCC